TTTTACCATCACTCGGAACGCAATTAACTATTCTCTCTTTCTTGATAATTCGATTAATTACGTTTATTCCGATATTTAGATTATTAGCTAATTGAGATACTGTTTTCATAATAGGTTTTTTTAAAACATCACCCATTTTTAGGCGAGTGATGTTTTGGGTTGGTATTAATACGGAAGGTCTGGCATTTCTTCCTGTGTCGCTGGTAATGGTGCTGTTTGTGCGGGCGTTTCCTGTCTCGCTATTCGCCACCCTTGTATCGTGTTAAAATAAACAGTTTCTCCGCTTGGATTAACCCATTCACGACCACGTAAATTAATATCAATTTTTACATTCGCACCAACATTAAAACCGTTCAATAAATCTACTTTATCCTGCACGAATTGAATAAGAATGTGCTGTGGATATTGCTCGTCACTTGTAACAACGCAATCACGTTTTTTGAATCCACTTGTGCCGATTTCTTTAACCGTGTCAATCATTTTTAATTTTCCTAATACTTCCATTTTATAATTTTATTTGTGTTAATAATTCATTTTCGATATAGTTCCGAGCTTCTAAAACCCTTGCTTTTGCCTGTTCAATAAAAGCCTCGTCATATTCAAACTCAAAAACTTTTATTCTTAAATTTTCTGGCAAATGGTCATAACTCAATTCTTTTTCTGCTAAATCCCATTCTGTCATATCGGGTTCGTCTTTGCCTAATTCTTTAGCTATTTGCCACGATAATTTTTCGATTTGTTCCTCACTTCCATTTTCTAAACAATAACACAAACTAGCCTTTTTTAAGCCTGTTAAGTCCATATAAATTTGAAGTTGTGCATAGTAATTCATATCAAAATTAACTACAAAAAACGGGAACGTAAAACAGTCAAATGGTACTTTAGTATCAATTACACGGTCAATAGTTCTTGCATCATAAGTACCTGTAAAGTAATCGTTTTCTAATTGGATTTCATTCTTTTGTAATTCAACTCCGTAATGTTTTCCTGCTCTGAAAATCGCATTGTTTTCCATTGCGTTACCACGTGAAAGATATTTAGATTTAATATCTTTCTCTTTGCCTGTAAATTCTGAAATCAACCACTCTTTGCAATAGGATTTTGCGGTTTCTCCCATTGCCTTACCGCTTCTGTCGTTGGTTAATAATACACCTCCTTTGGAAGCCCTGCACTTAAACTGTTTCATCTTGCAAAGTTTTTAATTGTTCTGGTGTTAAATCGTATTTTTCTAAAATCGCATCAAGTGATACTTTCTTTTCTTGTATTGCTTTTTTTGCCCCTGCCAAATCTTTCAATTCTACCAATGGCAAAACTTCAATTGTCATAGGTGTACGCTTGTTTTTAGCCGTTGTAACTAAAACACGTGTAGCTTCTGGAATATGTGATACATGGCTAATTCTAATCCCTCCTACGTCAGCTCCCGCCCATTTTACCGTATCATCACGAAACAAAGTCATTCGTTTTCCAATGAATTGCAGGCCATCTGCCCCCCACAATTGAACCAATACCCTGCGCATCGATTTACACGGTTTGAAAGGCTTGTTATTGTCTCCATAGAAATAAATAGCTACTGGTTGCGCATCATCATTACCGCCTTTTATATCACGTATTTTGATAATTTTTGACCCTGATATTAAATCGTCTGCGTTTAATTGGTCTGATTTTGGGATAATTGTTTTTGATAAATCCATAATTTCTAATTTTTATTCAGTTCAAATAATTGTTTAATACTCATTCCTACTAATGCTTTTGCAGGACGTACATTAACACATTCTATGCTATTGATTTCTTTTTTGATTGCTAATAGACAACCGTAGTATTTCTCAATACGAACGTTACCCGATTGCGCGTAGTGATTAATAGTATTTGCATCAATCAATTTTTCACGTCTTTGTCTTAATGTTTGAAGTCTGGTCATAATTTCTAATTTTTTTTGTTGAAGCAAATGTAAAACAAATAATTGGATAAACAACAACAACAACTATAATTTATAATCGTTATAAATTAGCTTAATTAGTCAAAATTAACTATTATTGTTGTTGTTGATTTAAAAAGATTTTATAGATTTGTACCGAACATTAAAACAAATAACATTATGTGGGAAAGAGAAGATGAATACCAAAGAAGAATTGGTTCTATTAAAAAAACGCCTACTACATTTGAAACAGGTAGAGAAGCAAGGAGAAGAATCAGAAAAGAAAAACGCAAAATCAATAAAAACAAATAAAAATGAAAGAAATTAAAACATTGTACGGCAAATTAAAGGATAAAAAAGCCTTTTGCATCGAATTGAGTAAAGAAGTAGAAACAGGCGCAATGACAATTTATAATCATTGGTTTGGCTCGTTTTGGGCAATTCCAGAAAAACACCAAGATTTAGTGTTGTCGAAATTGAAAGAGAAACAACTATGAAAACCCAGAAACCACAAATCCAATTCCTGGCAATTGTCGGGATTTATGTAATTATTAATTTAATATTTAGATAGGATGAAATTAGAAGAGCAATTTGATAATTTAGATCGTTTTATCGAAGAAGTAGAATTTTTTCACGACACACCAGCTTGTATTGAAATAGCTGAAAACTTCGCTATTGGATTTGCTAAATTTTACTTTGTTGAAAAAGTAGATGAAACAAAAGAGAATTACAAAACAACCGAACAACTATTAGAAATTTATAAAAAAACATTATGAAAAAACTACTCAGATTATTCAAGTTCATAAATAATTGGACTAATAACGAATTAACCGCAAAAGAAGAAGCTGAACAGATTTTGAAGTTTTTATTGCTAAAAAACTCAACCGTAAAATCAATTGAGGTTTGGGAGGCGTTGGAAATAGCAATGGAATGCGAAATGAAAAAGAGAGAATCAGAAGCGGCTTATGCCTGTAGAATGATTAATTCAAAATGGGCATCGATACAAAGAAATTACGACCCAAATTTCGACAAACCATTGTCAGAAATCGAAACTGATTACGAAATTGTACAACCTATAAAAAATTAGTTATGGAATTTAAAGGAACAAAAGGGAAGTGGAAATTAAATGGAGTTTCACCATTCCAAACTGAAAGAGGAGAGTACGCAGGTGGATTCGAGGTAGTATCCGATATTGATGAAGAAATAAAAGTTGTTGAAGTGATGGCTTATTCTTTTTGGGGGTTGACCATAGATGAAGCCGAATCCAACGCCAAACTAATCGCATCAGCCCCAGAAATGTTTGAATTGTTGAAAGATATATTTGACGATAACGAGGTTTTTGCACATTTATATCTTGGACAAAGAAGAAAAATAGAACAACTACTAACCAAAATAACAGAATTATGATTTACATTTTCACAGCAGTATTGCTATTAGCCGTTATTTGTTTGATGGTTTTATGCATCAATATTCTATCGGAAAACAAAGCATTGAAAACACACGTTAATGTTTTGAATAAAGACCATAACTCAATAAGCAAAGAAAACATTGAGTTAAAAGAGTTATTGGAAATACAGGATAAAATGATTGCCGAAGCGATGGCAAGTTCAATAGATAGGTTGAATTAAGAAAGTTGCTCGAAGCCGGAATATAACGTTAAAAATAAACGATGACAGCCTATGCAAAATTACGCTTTCGGCTGTTATTATTTATTGATTGTTACCTGATGTTTATTTTTTTAGAAATATTTTAAAAATAATTACAATTTTACTTGTTTATATAAATATAAGTTATATCTTTACACCGTAGAAATAAAAAATAATCTAAAAATATAAAAAATGGAAGCGAAATATAAATTAAATCAAGAAATAGTAAGAGATGGCAAAGTATGGGTTGTAACAAATGTTCAAGAAATGGAAAAAGGATTACAATCAGTAGTTTGCAATTTAAAAACTAAAAACGGAATAGGAAAAACAATGGCATCTTTTATTAGCGACAGATTTATAACAGGTTTTAAAATTTCAAGAGTATAAAATATGCAAAGACAATCAATAATAATACTAATCAAACCCCTTAGCGAGCCAATTGCGAGGGGTAATTTTAAAAAGCTATGTGAGGAATACAATTTACCTTATCATTCTTTAAAGATGCTGAAATTCCCAATTACCTACAAAGATTCGGTTATTTATAAAGTTGAGTTTAAATAGTAGGTAATTATTAAAATAACGGTAGTTTGGGGTAAGTAAGCCTAATCTATCGAAGTTAAAACCAAGTTCACAAGTACAACACAAATTATAAATCCAGCCTGATGCCTAAATTACTGTTATGCAGTGTTAGCAAATCGGCTTTTAATATTCAGAAATAATGAACCTACTACTAATGTCTTTTTTAGTTTCAATTATTGTGTTTATTTTATTGTTGATAATAGAAAAAACATATACAATCAAGGATTTAATTATTGCATTTTTTCTATGTGCAATTCCTTTTCTAAACGCATTTTGCTTGTTATTTATTTTTTTTAAATACTCTCAAGAAAATGAATATTTAATAGAAAAAAGACAGCAAACCGCAAATTTTATAAACTCAATTCTAAATTATAAATTAAAGTAACGTTAGCACTTCCTACGTAGCTGTTTGCTAACGCTTGCCGCTACAATTTCGGCTCGTGAAAGTATGCAAAATGAATAATTCAAGAAATAATAACAACAGATAAACACAATATAAACCAAAGCCAAAATATAAGAGCTGAAATGTAGCGGCTGTTATCGTTTCGGCTTTTTAACACCAAATATTATGCAAACAGTATTATCATTCTTATT